GCAATTATGTCACAGTCAAACAATAAGAATTGATATGAGGTATCACAAAACATGATCCACAAAACCAGGTTTTTTGCTTGACATGTTTGCAGTCCCATATTATCCTATATATAATAATTAACCAATTAAGGGGAATACAATGACCAAATCAGAACTAGAAGTAATTTACAATACAACTTCTACATTAAATAAAATGTGTAATTCTAATCATGATTTTAGTAAAACGATTGTTGAAGAAATGAAAACATTAGTAAAAATTATTACTACAATGGAAAAAAGAATACAAAACTTGGAGGCAAAATAGATGAAAAAAACTCAAGAACATTTCGAGGCTTACGATTATTTTAAAACTAATTTAAAAAAGAATGAAACGATTTACTGTATTATTAAGCACGTTTCACAAAGTGGAATGACAAGACACATTTCATTTTTTTATATTCGAAACAATGAGCCTAGATTTATAACTCATAGAATTTCCGATTTTCTAGAATATAAAATGAACAAGTATCATGATGCAGTAGTTGTTGGAGGTTGTGGAATGGATATGGCGTTTTCGGTTGTCAATCATTTACAAGAACAAATGAAACATAATTCATCTATACTTAATTTTGAATTAAAACATCGGATCATTTAACCGAGGGGGGCGAAAGCCTCCCTTTTTTTTCCGTTTTTTTTTATCCCTCTATTTTTAAAAATGCAAAGTTCGCAAACTCACTTTGCATTGGTCAATTTTTTTTAGTTCGCAATCCCCTCGGTTGTAAAACCATGAAACTCGCAAACTCGTTTCATGGTTTTTTCGTTCGCAGATTGCAAGCATTGACCTATTGTTCCATGAAACACGAAACATGGTTGTTTTTCGCCCAATACTATCGCATTCGCCACCGAATATCCGTCAAATAAAAATGCATTAGAGGTGCTTGGGTCTTTGAGCAAGATAAAAGAAACATAATTATTGTTGTATATCCTTAAATGTGTTGAGACTTGGGACTTTTCAAGCTTTATCCTATTTCCTTTTATAGGTGCTTTTAATTCAATAAATAAAGGTAATGTTTCAATGATAATTATCAGATCTGGAAAACCAGAATTAAACTTATTCTCTATTTTTTGTATAAAGTTTGATTTATTTAATGATGCTTTTATTTGTTTAAAGAAATTCTTTTCACTTGACATGCTTATTATAATATCCCATAATTAATTATATTTATAAGGAGGACTAGATGTTAGAGACTACAAGATATAAAAAGAATATACATAAATTAGATGATTATCAATTTAAAGTTTTAAAGAAAAGCACAAATAAAAAGCTTGGTAAAAAGATTTTAAAAGGTCAATTTAAAGGTTATAAATTTCACACATTAACATTAGTCGAAAGAGAAAGTTGTCCAAAAGATTGCTTTCATTGGAAAGATTGCTTTGGTAATAATATGCCATTCGCTCATAGATTTAGTTCAGAAGATGAGTTGCTTTTAACAACAAGAATTCATCAAGACATAAAAGATTTAAAAGGTAAATTTGTAATGATTAGATTACATATACTTGGAGATTTTTTTAATGTTCAATACGTTTATTTTTGGGATCTTATGTTAACTCTATATCCTAATATTGCTATTTATGGATATACTGCCAACAGTACAAGTTCTAAACTTGAGACCTCTAGAAATATAGCACAAGCAATTTTAAGTTTAAGAATTAAACATAAGAAGAGATTTTCTGTTAGATTTAGTAATGATTTAACACAAGAATTTTCTGCAAATTCAGAAGAATTACAAACCCCCCAAATACACAAATCTATACAATGTCCCGAACAAATCGGTTTAACTGAAAGTTGTGGTAGTTGTGCTTTATGTTGGGAACAACCAAAAAGACAAGTGATCTTTAAAACTCATTAGGAGGAAACACAATGATTAAATATTTTATTTATGATTACAATCAATACAAATTATTCGACATATGTTTTGATACATATAACCAAGCATTTGATTTTTGTTTAGGTAAGTTTAAAACTGACGAAGAGATGGAGGACATAATAATTTTACCATTAAGGAGGAATGGCAATGCATAATAGAAAATTCAAACATGTTACCAATAGAGATTTTAAGATAATGAAGTTTGGCAATATGCTTATTAATGTTGATGTAGAAGATATTATTAAAGAAGAGATCGAACAGACTTTGTTTATTATTGAACATGCAAAAGATATTAACCAATTCTTGGAGGCTTAGATGACAATATATGAAGAGTTAAGGCAAATAATTAATAGAAATTCTTGTTGGCAAGAAGAGGGTCGCAAGTTTGAATTGCTTTGGAACTTAATATTATCAAGTGATAAAAGAAGTTTTTCGGAGTATTTCGAAGAAGAACATAACATCAAATTATATGATGCTATGACGTTTAAGGAAATATTGATCTTATGTAGAGATCATAATGTTGGAGGGAGATTTAAATGAGTATCGCATTAAAAGATAAATTAGAAGAAGTATCAGTTTTTGTTGGAGAACAATTAAAAGACTATACTAACGAGCAAGTAATTCAAAAGGTTCGCAAAGAATTCGGTTTGCAGATGTATGTTGATCATGCAGAAGAATTGCTACACGAATTTCAACAAGAAATTAGATCAGAAAAAGCAGTCGCTTGGGAGGCAATACAATGGTAGATAATAGGGTCGCAGAAAAACTGCATGGTGTGATTAGTCAATTAACAGATGAATATAATAACTATCACAACAAGAGAATTAAAAAAGCAGATGTGCAGAATTTAGTACATGATTTAGAAGTTGTAGATGCAGAATTACATGACTTAATATCTCCTCATAAAGATAATAGAGTTTGTATGTTTTATGTAATTACAGAATTAAAAGATATAATTACAGAAAATGATGATGATACAAAACTAGTTCTTTTAACAGAATTTTATAATACTTTAGTTTTTAATCTTGGTGTTAATACTTTAAATAATCACAATAATGATTGGGAGGAGTAGATGACTACTTTTTCTTTAGAACCAAGTCCTCACAAAAAAATGTCTAAAACTTGTACTTGTGATGGGTGTGGAGAAATGTTTGATGAAAGTGAAATAGACTTTACTCATGCAGATTATTTTAGGTGCGAAGATTGTGCCGAAAAACATTCCGAAGAGGGATATAAACTTTATTGGGGGAAAGATAGATGAAAAATTATGATGAGTTAGTTATGTCTATTGAGATTGCAGAGCAATTAGAAGCAGATGTCGAAATGGATTTAGACAACTATAGAGAGACGAAAAAGAAGATGAAATTATCAGAAAAAGTTAATTTCTTGGAGAATACTATTTACAATATTTATAATAAATTAGGGGAGATAAATAAATGACAGATAAATTTGCAAAACCAATTTTAAGAAATATCAGAGATATATTTGATGAGTCTTTGAAGAAATATATTAATGATATGTATGACAACAAGTTTGAATTTCATCTTGGTAATTGTTCTTTTGAAGATGACCAAGCAAAGTTTCAATTGATTGTCACTTTCAAAGGTAATTCTGTTCAAGATATTGCAAGGAAAAAAGAGAAAGAAGACTTAGAGCAGTATGCAAAATACTCTGATATAGACTTGGAGAGAAAACACCCACGATACACTCTTATTGGGTATAAAGTCAAATCCAGGAAATTACCTTGGATTGTTTCAGACAATCAAAAAAAGGGAGAATACATAATCTCTGATGATCAAGCAAAAAAGTTGTTTGGTAAATTAGATGTTGAAACATTTTTAGATGGACAAAGAAAGGCTCAAGCAAATGGCTAGACAATTAAATCCAAAAGTAATTGAGAAGTGGAGGAGGCAAGGAATTGCCTCCGTTCCTCGTTATCATTTTTCAGAAGTTCCAAACAATGCATATGGTAGACTTTTTATTAAGTGTTTAAAAAAGTTCTTAAATAAAGATGGTTATTATATAACTGTTAAAGGTCAACATTTAAGGAAAGACCTTAATTGGAGACACTATGAATTTGGGCAACCTCAATCTGCCTCCACACATCTTAGAGTTTATTTAGATAGAAGGAGGGGAGAAGATGTATAATAGTATAGGTTTTCTTGGGTTTACTATTCTTCACGAAGAAGAGGAAGTAGAAACCATTACATCACAACAAGTCAGAGATGCAATCATATTGAGGCTTGCCTCAATAAATGATCAAGAATTATTAGAGAGTGTAGGATTAAATGACACTTATAATGAGGAGGATTAGATGTCAGTTCTTAGTAAAGATCAAAGGTCTAAAATCATGGAAGAGGCAATAAACGAATTAGATGTTATTACCGAAAGTGATTGGTTCAAAGACTTGGTAGAAGAAAAGGTTCGCAAAGTATTAGAAGAGCAGTTCCCTTTTTTAAGTATAGTAAAGGAGGAGGTTCATTAATGAATGACGAAGATAATTTATGGAAATGTGATGGTTGTGATGTCATGTTTGATAAATCAAAAATAGTGGATTCAATACATGAACCATACTATGCATGTCAAGATTGTGAAGATAATTTACTAAAGAATAGACGAGAAAGGGAGTGTAGTAATGATAGATAAAGCAAACGAATACGATCAACTATTAGAATGTTTAGAAGACCTTGTTGGGCAAATGCAAAGTGAGAAGTTAACACTTAAACAAGCAATACAAAGTGTGGAAAATTTAAATCGATATTATAAATGGCAGTATCAATCTAATCCTAAATTATCTTTGGAGGAAATAAATGATTAAAGAAGTTTCTTTATGTAGTGGAATCGGAGGGTTCTCTCTCGGTTTCGAATGGGCAAAGTTCGCAGAGCCAGTTATGTTCTGCGACTTTGACGAATGGTGTAGAAAAGTTTTAAAAAAGAATTGGAATGATGTTCCAATTTATAATGACGTTAAGGAGATAGCAGATGACCCAAGAAGATTTATTTCAAGCAAAATCAACAAAGGAGAAAAGTGGGTACTCACCTCGGGCTATCCTTGCCAACCCTTCTCAGTCTCGGGAAATCGCAGAGGACAAGAAGACCCTCGCCACATCTTTCCGTACATCCATAGAATTGTTGAACAAACTAGACCCACTTATTGTGTTTTCGAAAATGTTTATGGGCACGTCTCAATGGGACTTGACGAGGTTATCCATGAAATGGAAAGCATCAACTACCATACGAGGCAATTTGTTGTTTCGGCTTCAAGTGTCGGTGCGAGACACAAAAGAGACAGACTCTGGATCATCTGTAAAAATGTGGGCGACACCGAATACAATGGATGCTCTACCTCCGAGATCGGAAGAGGGAACGAGGAAGTTGCAAGAGGGACACCGAAAGGGTCGAAAACAACCGAGCAATTTAAGGGAGCAAGTGGACAAGAAGACAATGGCTCTTTACGAAACGAATTATCCAACACCGACAACGAAGGGATTCGGACATGCCTCGGAGGGAATGACATTGATCTTCAGAAAGAAAGTGGAGAGAGGGGAACTGTCGGAACAAGAAGCGAAAGCAATGATGAACGGAGTGACCTTGAGACCACCTCGAATGAAGGAGTGGAAATACCCGACACCGAATGCAGGTTTAGTGAAACACAGTTACAACGGGAATCACGAATATTACAAGAAGAGACTGAGGGACGGGAGACAAGTGGACTTGGCTCACAAGATATTCCTGGAAGAGGGAGACGGCAGACTGAATGCGAATTGGACGGAGTGGCTAATGGGTTATCCTATTGGATGGACGAACCTCGAGGAGTCCCAAGAGTTACAGTCAACCAAAAAAACAGACCTCAAAGATTAAAAATGTTGGGGAATTCTATAGTTCCTCAAATAGCAATGCAAATAGGTTTAGCTTTAAAAGAGGATATGATTAGTACATTCGGCTTGACTAAAGAGGAGGATAAGTGATAAACAGAAATTGCACGGAGCAATTTCAGGAATTGCTTATGTATGGTCGGGGAGTTTTGTCCTCCCCTTATTCTCTCCGACCACCCTAAATTCTCCTTCAACAAAAGCAGATGGATGTTGTTTTCTTATTTCGGAAAGCCTCGCTACAATTTCTTCACGAGATAGTTGATCTAATTGATGTGTTGTTTCCCTACGATCTATGGTTAAGCCTCCTAAGGCACTCCGTATCTTTTCGGCATTGATCGCAGAGCTATATTGTCCATTCTCTTCTGCTCCTATACTAAGCTTAGATAATCTTCTAAGTTGTCCTATAAGAGTGACACCATATTTTCTTTCTCTAATTTCTCGGAGTTCTTTTAGATGTTCAGTAACCAAAGGAAAATCACGACCATTCAACAAAAGGCTTGCAGTCTTATTTGCTTGCCCTTCAGAATATCCTGCTCTTCTGCAACTTTCGGCATTACTATATACACCTTCACAAACAAGTTTGCAGAACTCTTTTTGACGATTAGTAAGGAACTTTTCTTTTGCCATAAAAATACTATAGAGTTATTCTCATATTATTTCAATTCAAAACGAAAAAAAATGTTTGCCTTCTGTTCTTGTCCCTATTCAAGTGTAACCAAGTGTAACCAAAAGTGTAACCAATTATTTATTATGTATAAACGATTACAGAAGACTCGTTACACTATTACACTCGTTACACCTATTTTGAAAAAAATAAAAACAAAAACAAAAATTATGAGAGAAACACTATGTAAACATAAATCACTTGACTTCTATAAGATAATTTAGGAGAATTAAAAAAAACTTAGGAGTTTATTATGACGGGTTTATATTTTGCAGAAGCAGATAATGACAGAAGAATAAAAATGCCTATAGAAGAAGCAATCAATAGAGTTGAAAGAGTTATATCTGACAATTGTGATGATTTAAGACAAAAAGAAAATGGAGAAATCTATGCAGATGAGTTATTAAATGCATGGAACACTATTTTAAAAGGTTAATAAGGTTAATAAGGAGGAAAAACTAAATTGAGGATAAAAAGAACTAGAGAACAAATAGAAGATAGTATAAAAGATAGGTCTTGTTGTTTTCTATGTGGCAAGAAACTTAGAAGAGTTAGTGAACTAAGAATCTCTGACAAAGCTTGTTCTTCGTGTAGAGGGCAAGGTAAGTCCGAGAAAGCGGGTATAACAAGAGACCACAAAGAACTAAAGGCTAAAAAAATAGAACCTAGTGAAGACGAATTACTCTTTGAGGATTCTGAGGAAGCCATTAATGAAGTACAATACGGCAAGGTAATAAAACAAGTCACACAAATATCTTATGGTACATCTGCATTAGTTGATTTAATGTCGCCAAGCACTTACTACTCCAAGCTCTATGGATCGGCAACCGATGGAACTAGATACTCATATAGAAAAGGGAAGATAAAATGAAACCAAGCACAATAGAACAAGTAAAAAAAGCAATTAGAACTAAGAGATTTCATGCCGTGCCTCCACACTTGTATGCAAATTGTGATGCTTATTATATTGAAATGTATATTAATATAAAAAGAGTTGTTAAACTAAATGCCAGTGATGAGGAAAAAGCGGGTCAAAGAGCTTTGACTAGAGAAGAAGTTTCAAGCAGGTGGAATAATGCAGGTTATGAATTTGTTGATTGTGATTTTAATATTGTAGAAGAAAAAGACTATATAAATTATAGAAGAAGAACAGACGCTCTTAACACTAATGTAAAAGGAAAAAGTAATGGATGATTATGAATGGCAGAAAGAAACAGATGAAGTTGTTGAAAGATGTCCTAGATGCCAAGCCGTATTAGCAACTGTAAATATACATGGACATGAGCAATGTGCGATATGTCACAGTATTATAGACGATTGTTGCCAAGGAGCACAATTAAAATGAGTGACAATATCATAAAATTCCCATATAAAATGAGGAGAACAGTTAAACCCGTACCCCTAGTATGTGAAATGGCTGCCGAACAATTTGACCAAATCGTGATCCTTGGTTCTAGTGATAAAGACGGCATGGTTCAGATGATCACAACCATGAAAGACCCAGCCGATGTGCTTTGGCATATCGAGTCTGCAAAGTTTGCAATAATGCATGGTTTAGAAGAGGAGGAGAATGATGAGTAATAAGAATGGAAAAGAAAAAATATCAACTCTTGGTGGAGATAACATCATCAAGTTTCCCAAACCACCCCCACCTAGCGATAGCCGTGGCGAAGAAGATGTGGAAATTGGGTCACGATTCACAATCCATTTCGAGCCAGATTGGGACACCGATAAAGAAGATCCTACAGATAGCTCGGCTTGAAGAATGGAAGAGAGAGAAACGAAATTCTCTTGATGGTTGTGGTAATTATTGGGGACCTTTCTTGACAACAGAAGAGTCCCTAGAATTACCGGAATCTGACTTTAGTGGAACAGATGATCCTAGAGCCGTTCAACCGGAACCAAGATATAAAAGAGAATATAAGGAATACCAATCAGCAAGTTCATCATTAGCTTGGATAGATGAGGTATATAGATGAGGGGAAAAGAATGGCATTTAATTTTAAGACAAAGCCATATGAACATCAACGTGAAGCACTACTGCGTAGTTTTAATAGAGACAATTATGCATACTTTATGGAGATGGGTTGTGGTAAATCTAAAGTATTAATAGATAATATTACATGGCTATACGAGAATAAAAAAATAGATACGGCAATCATAGTTGCACCAAAAGGTGTTTATATGAATTGGAAAAACTCAGAACTACCTATCCATTTTCCAGATAATGTAGAGAAGAACATATACATATGGAAGTCTGGTGCTAACAAGTCTGAGAAGAAAGTATTAGAAGAAGCAGTAAATACCAGGGACAAGTTAAGAATTATATTAGTGAATGTAGAATCCTTTGCTTCACCAAAAGTTGTTAAGTATTTAAATTCATTTGTGCATAGAAGTAATTATTTATTTGCTATTGATGAATCAACTACCATAAAGAATATAAAAGCAAAGCGAACAAAGGCTATATTAAAGTTTGGAGATACGGCTAAGTTTAAAAGAATACTTACCGGATCTCCGGTTACACAATCTCCTATGGATTTGTATGCTCAATGCTATTTCTTAGATAAAGATCTTTTAGGGTTTGATAGTTTTTGGTCTTTCCAAGGTCGATATGCCATAATCAAACAACAAACAATGGGTAATCATTCCTTTCAAAAAATAGTTGGTTTTAGAAACTTAGAAGAATTAACAGATAATCTATATGGATTTTCATATAGAGTTACTAAAGATCAAGCTTTGGATTTACCTGATAAAATATACACAACAAGAGATGTGCCTTTAACTCCAGACCAAGTAAAACATTATAGCAGTATGAAAGATAATGCCGTGGCATTACTAGAGGGAGGGGACATAGTATCAGCTCCCGAAGTTATGACTAGGTTACTAAGGCTACAACAACTATTGTGTGGCTATCTCGTTACGGATGATGGGGAAACTATTGAAATAGACAATCATAGAATTGATACCATGTTGGACACCATAAATGAAATGGATGGTAAAGTTATTATTTGGTCTAGGTTCCGACATGATATAAAAAAGATTAAGAGTGCCTTAGATAAAAACCATGGTGCGGGAGCCACTGTCACTTATTTTGGGGACACTTCTCAAGAAGATAGAGACAAGGCTATTGATAGATTTCAGAATGATCAA